TTTGTTAACAAATAAGGTGCAGTAATACTCTTACCATTTGCTATGATAGAATTTGCTGTAGTAGTTGAATTACCTCTAAAGTTTAATCCTACATTACTAGCAGCATTTGCTGTACTATATTGGATAGCACCATCTAATAAATTATAGTTGTAATTTCCAGATTGCGCACCAATCAATGTAACATTCTCAATAGTTTCAAATATTGAGGTTGTTCCTGCTACTGATAGGTCAGTCAATGTGCCAACGCTTGTAATGTTAGGTTGTGCAGCAGTTGTTACCGTACCCGCTATAGTTGCACTATCTGCACTTGTTGCAAATGTCGCATTTGCTACAGTACCTGTTACATTTGCACCGGTAAGATTAGTAAGCCCACTACCATTACCAGTGAATACACCAGTATTTGCAGTGATATTTGTAGCAATTAAACTAGAACCTGTAATATTGTTACCTGAAATATTACCAGTAACAGCCAATGCACCCGGTATTGCTACGTTACCGGAGACCTTATTGAAAGTAAATCCAGCAATACCGCCGAATAATCCAGAATCGTTGAACTGAATTTGAGTATTTGAGCCACCAGGATTACCGTTGCCAGAGCCGCCTTGTGCTACCCAAGTTAAATTACCAGCACCATCCGTTTGTAAAACATATCCATTAGTACCACCTGTAACAATAACGTTACTTACAGGTCCTAAATTGCTTATTCCGGATACAGTTAATCCATTTAAAGTTCCAAGACTTGTTATATTAGACTGAGATGAGTTTATAACTATACCTGCGTATGATGCAAAATTGGCATTAGCAGAACTATTACTAAAAGATAGGTTGCCAGCACCGTCTGTTATTAATATCTGACCATTAGACCCACCTGCTATTGTAACATTAGCAATGTTTCCAAGATTAGCAGAAGTGCTAACAAGATTATTAATAGTTACAATGTTTGAAGTATTGTCAAATGTAAATGCTGCGCTACCACCCAATACACCGTCCTGATTGTATTGCACCTGTGTATTTGCTCCACCTGCAATAGGTGCTGCTGCGGTAAATATTCTAAGTTCAATATTTTCTGGTGTAAATGAGATATCATTTACAGTTGGTTGAAAAACCGCATCAATTTGCTGCAATACAATATTAGATAGTATTTCGCTCATTATTGGTACCTTACGATTATTCCAATTGGTTCTTTATTAAGATTAACGCTGCCACTAAGAGCATCAGTTCTGCTTACGCCCATTGTAACAATAACCAATGTGCTGTTCGCACCGCTGTTTGCAAGACTAATAGTTGGTGTGGGGTTAGGCGAGCCTGTTCCACCAGTAAGATTTGCGGGTACATAGATATAGCCTAACCCACTTGCTGGGGTACTAAATGCAGCAGTTAAGTTTGCTGAATAAGTACCTACACCAGTACTTGGCTGTGGTGAACTTAATGTAAGGTTGCCTAAATCGACCGTATCAAGTGTAGGATATGTTACAGTATCTACATTGTAAAACTTAGCACTCGTAGTTAAACTCCAACCGTTGCAGTTAATGGGTGCGCTGTTTGCATATGTAAATGTGAAAGGTAAAGTGTAACTTTCGCCAGTGTAGATTTCAATGCATTGCATTTCGGTCCCGGCGATTGTCATTGTTTTTGAACCGTTTAGTAATAGACTCATGTGTTTGATTCCTCTATATTGTATTTATATTTTTATTATGTAATCGATCCATTGCCCACTGCTCTTTGACTTACACCAAACGACCCGGCATATGCTGTTAAATTGCTGCTACCCGTTATATTTCTAATATATAATCCTGTTGCCTCAACTGTACTAACTGCGGTTAAATTGTATGACAGTGTTGTAGTAGTATTGTATGGAAAATCAGTATCTAATTTAGTCATAGTCAAATATTGAGTTTGAATAGCATTTCTTGTTGGATCATTACTAAATCTAGCATATGGTGCTATTTGAATCCAAGTATTTGGTGTATCCGTATACATATTTATTTGAACTCCACTAACAATAAATTCATCGGTATCCCAAGTTATTTGACTTAGATCAACTTCAATAAGTTTATACCAATTGTCATAACTTGCTAGACTGTTGTTAATATATAAAATAGAAGCACCAAGTGGTGTCCAGGCTCCGGTACTGTTAGCCGAATATCCTATTGAAGTAGAAGATGTTCCTTGAGCATAAGGAAAAACAACGGTATTTGAAATTGCAGTGCCAGGATATATTAAGGGTATGTTACGAGTTGAGGTAGATGTTGCTGCTACCGGTATTTGTATATTACCACTATTTGGAACATCGTAGTTAGTTACAACTGTAATACCTTTTGCTTCTGGAGTCAAATTATTATAATTAATTGAATTGGCTTGGATGTTATTGCCAGTGATACCACCAGTATTACTACCTGGATCATAGACACTGACATTTGCACCAGGCCATACTGTAGCAGTACTTGAAAGTGATGCAACACCCACACTTCTATTTCGTGCAGTAGTAGACCAAAAGATATTACCACTCTGTTCAATATCGTTTACATTGATTACATAATTGTTACTTGGTATTAGTGGTGCACCATTGCTATAGTTAACAGTTGTATAATACAAGTGATTTGCAGTATTGCTATCAAAACCATAGTTAAAGTCAAGATTCATTACTAGTCCAACGTTAGGTACATTAGCACTAACATTTAAGAAGTTAAGTGTAGTATCAACATTTGATGTAACAACAGGAGTATCTGGTACTGCAATGATATTTGGATCCTGCAAGCCAGTATTGTCTGCTGGAATGAAGTCAGTAATATCAAGGTCGTCATCATAAATGTTTCCGTTGTATTCAAAGCCAGTCAAACTTGCAAACAAATTACCTTCTGCATCTTTTTCTTCAACAACATTGCTTACACGAAACAGTTTGTCAGTCCAGCCATAGACTTCGTTAGTAACTCTGATAACATCACCTGCTTCTACTTGAATGCCTGAGTAATCAGTCTGTAAGTTGATGATTAAGTCTTCACGACCCTGCAAGAGTCTACGAATAGCAATAAACTTTGCTTGTACATAGTTGTTCACTAAGTCATTCTTAAGACCGAGTTTGTTTATTGGCTCGTTCTCACTCAATAAGCCCGGAAGGTCATTTTGCAATGAAATGAAGATAAAGTCTAATTGGTCTTTGATGTTTGTATTAGGGTACTGATATTCTACCTGGTTGAATGTTTGATTCAAGTCAGTTGGATTTAATTGTATACCGCTAATCAAGTTATTGCTTGTAACACTGTATAAATCATTGAATGTTAATGCATCAGGGCTCTCATCATACGCTTTGTTGATGACAACTTTCCATTGTCCAGTCAATTCACTGTATTGCATCCAACTATCACACGCATCCACCATATCTTGTAAGTTAGCAAGACAGTTCTTAGTTGTGTCTAGTGGACCATTCAAGCGATAGCGAACTTGTGTGGTAGGTGCGCCTCCCCCCATTGGCGTGTAAACGATGGGCTTGTCACTGTAGTCGTTCAATGCAGTCATACTTGCTGTGTTAATACCTGCAAGAGGCACAGCACAGCCATATCTGTCACTTAGTAAGTAATCTGTAATACAGTCGCCTGGCTTTGTTCTGCTGTTTGTAATCTTAGCAGTAACAGCACCTAAACTAGTTGTACCAGCATCTGAATTGTAAATTACTTTAACAATGATGAATGCAGTGTTAGTCATATCTGCTGATTGACCACCTGCTGTGTAGATGCCCTGATTCCATCTATGGTCTGCTGGAATGCCTGCATCACTCATAATCTGAATAGCAGTTTGACCACCTGTATTTGTACCTGAACTTGAACCGTTAGGGAACAAATACATAAACAAATTACCGTTAATCTTAGTATCAACTTCTGCTCCACCAGCAGTGTTAGTTGACAATGATGTAACTTGTGCGCCACTAAGTGCAACTAACTTACCATCATAGTAAAGTTGGTCAAATGTAATTGTGTCAGGCGTATCACCTGGCATTGTGTTAGTAACTTCTGCGATTGAAATACAGTACCACATTGTCTGTAAATCTGTACTAATCTTAGCATCTGTGATACTACCACCAACAAATGCTGTACCATATACTACTGGAAGTTTGTTGTTAGTTGCTGGTGGCAACTGAACTCTTGAACCAGTAACTGCATCTTCTTGCTGAGTAGTACCCTTTGAACCTCTTGGTGCGATAAGTCTTGACACGCCAAATGCCATTGTACCTGCAATGAGACTGACTGCAATAGCACCGATAGTAGTAGCGGCAAATGTTGCACCAACGATTGCTGTTGCGATTGCGGTAAAGATTGCCATATTATACTCCTGCTATCCAAACTTCTTCGGTCTTTTTGAATCCAAACTTCTCAAACTTTAAGTCAGGGCTGTTTGTCATCTTAACCATACTATAAGCAGTGATTCTACCACTGTCTATCATTTCGTCACATTCTTTAACATACTGTGCAAGTAATCTATACCCAGCAGTTGACCCACGATATTCTTCGTCAACCCAGTATACGATTTCTCGCATTATTCTTGTGTCTGGATCCCAAACTAATGAATCAACTATTCCAATTAACATACCTGCTAATTTGCCTTCTTTCTCAGCAACTAATGCAAGACCTCTGCCTGCCATGATGTGAGCGTACACAGTAGCAACATGTGTTTCGTTATCAAAACTATTACTGATTTCAGTTGGACCCTGCATCTTGAAACGATGAAGCATCGCTACAATTTCAGGAAAATCAAACTTGTTTGCGTGTCGTATCTTCATTAGAATTGATTCACATCACGCATAAAGCCAGCGTCAAATCCGCGACCGCCGCCGCCGGGACCAAAGCCGCCGCCAGTGCTACTTGAACTTGATGCTGCTTTCTTTTTAGCATCCATACCAAAGTCAAATGTTTGGTCAGCAACACTGTAAACATTGTTCATAGAACTGTCAGTAGAGTTGAATACTTGCCAACTGCTCTTGTTCGTCTTACGACCAGCAATACGATTCTCTAATACAGTCTTGTAACTACTTGCGTTAACTGTAACAATAAAGTTATCAGTAGGACCATTGAAGTTAGTTTCTAAGTCTTCTGCAATACCATAACTTGTTACAATGCCGGTAAATCTAGGATATGTATTTGTTAGCACATAGTTGTCATCATAGAATCCACGAAGGATTTCTAGTTTGCTACCTTTAATCTTAGTAGCCAAAACAATGTAAATATTGTTTCCGCTGATTCCTGACAGTGACATACTTGTATCTGCTGATGTAACACGCAAGTCTCTTGGCTGCGTACCAACTGCTAACAAACCACCAAGAGGTAAGTAAGTTGTACCGTCAATTACTACATTGCTGTAGGCAGTACTAAAGGTATGAACAGTGACATTTGCACTGTTTCCATACTCGTTATAAATTGTTAACTTCACGAACTCTGCGTTATTGATAGACGGAGGACTATTCGCTACTTCTGGGATATTATCCATTCATTTGTTCCTTATGCTGTCGCAACCCATTCATACAAGTTGAATGAGTCGCTGAATTCAATTAATGCGTTATTGATTGTTACACCATTTGCTTTTGCTGCACCACCAGGCACTAACTTGTAACTAGGCATATTAGGGCAGAATACATAGAAACTACACGCATTGCCTACAATGATGTTATCGCCTACAACACTAGTTGTAATAATGTTAGGTCTGTTAGTTGTTATAGTAACAGTTGCATCAGTACCTCTTGTTATTTGCGTTGTGCTTGTGAACGGAAATGTATGGGTACCTATCTGTATCAAATCGTTAGGTTCAAACAATACACGAGTTGA